CTGCGTCCTGAACACCAGTTGCTGGGTTTGAGTCAACTTGACCAAGACCAGACTTAACCTGTGTGGTTTCAATGAACACTACGTCATACAGACGACCAATTTCACCGAGCATGAAGTTACCTGGAGCGGCATACTTCGTGACTTCAATGAATTCAGGCCAGTCACGAAGCGCACGGCTCTGTGAAGGGTGAACGAAACAAACATAGGTATCGCCAAGGCGAGGGATGTTCTGGTTAGCCAAGATTTCAACTGCGTCCTTAACGGTTGCAGGTGACATGTAGCCAGGAGCGCCTGAGTTACCAGCGGCTGCGTATGCATAAGGAGCAAGAGCACCACGGGTTGAAGGAGCAGTGCGTCCGAAGACAACGCTTGGAGCCACAGCACCACCGCCACCAAAAGGAATTCCTGGTGCGTAGAGTGTGTTGCGAGCCTGAACGTCCATAGACTGAGCCATGTGACGACCAAGAAGGCGGCTAGATGAAGCCATTACGTCATCAAATGAAGCATTCAACAACAGTTCGGTAACAGCGACAGACTTGCCTTGTTCCTTAACTGTGATTTGAATCTGGCTTGCGGAAAGAGCCACTGGCTCCATACGTACACCTTCAACAAGTTCTGCACCTGCTGCTTCGTCAACACCGAGGTTGTTGTAACGCATGAAGTTGATGGTAAGTCCTGGCATAACGCCCAGTTCCGTCTTCTTGACGGCAAACTGTTCAAAACGAAGCACTGGCATCGCCTGGAATAGGATTTCTTTGGACCAGATAGTCTGGATTGCTGGGGAAAGAGTTGCGTCACTTGAGTAACCTGTGGTTGTAATTGAACCAAGATTAGCACCTGTGACAGCGCCTCCTACGGGGCCGGGAAGAGCCATAATTTTATCCTCCGTGGATAGTTGTTGTTTTTAGTTTAATACCTGCCCCGGGAGGGGCGAGCATTCATGAGCCTGTCACGCATCTTTGCATACTGTTCCATTGGCATATTGCGGATGTCTTCCGCAGAAAGCGTTTGGTATTCCGTTTGAGTTTCCATTGGCCCAACCGGGGGAGCCGTTACTGGCGCACCCCGCAAACGACTTTGGCTAGCCGCAGTCGCTTGTTGGATTGACTCAATAATAGCATTACTTCGTTCACGAAGCACAGCAATTGAGTTTTCAATTTCATCCTCACTATTACCCGCAATTAGGTCAATGAGTTCTGGGATGATTGTTTCTTGTTCATCGTTAAGACGGCGCTGACGATATGAGTTGATTGCTTGCATTTGGCGCTCTTTTTCAAGCAATGCTTCTTGCGCCGAACGCTGTGCTTCAATCTCGTCAAAGCGGTTCTTATAGTCCTGCTCAATTTGACTTAACTTGAGATTGAACTCATCTTCACGCTTTAGGAGAAGTTCCTTAGCAGAAAGTTCAGCAGTTTCACGCTCACGGATAAGTTCTGCTTCTTTAGCAGCCCTGTCTGCGGCTTCCTTTTGAGCACTTTCACGCTCTTGGGCAATAGTCGTAAGTTGCTCTTCCATGCTTTTAACACGGGTGTCTGCTTCTTCAAGACGCTTGTACATCTTGTCTTTTTCCTGCTTACGAATGTTTTCAACTTCGTCTTCAGAAAAAGATTTGCTATTTTTAACTGCATTCTCTACAAATTGCTCCACCATGGGAGCATCTACAGGAACTGAAATGATGTCCCCTTCGGGGACGTTACGGGTTGCCATGGTTATTACCTACTTTATTAGTTTGGCTGATTGGAACTGGTTTGGTGGAACGTTTAGTTATCTTCGTCAGGATTACGGCGCTGTGCGAAACGGGCACCGTAAGCCCTACTTACAATTTTATTTACAAGTTCGCCTTCCATTGGAGCGGCTGCTCCAACACCGGGCATTGGGGAACTTTCGTCCCCCGCACCACTTACATTAGCACCTCCAGCAGAGACTGGTGTGGCACCTCCATCAGGAGTTGGAAGCATGCCTGTGGCGAGCATGATTGCCTGTTGGATTTGAGCACGCATCATGTCTAATGCGCCCTGGTCAATGGCATCATCCTGAAGTTCTTCAAAGATTTCTGACATTTTCTCATTGGGGAATTCTTCGCCAAGAATGCGAAGAGCACCACGCTTTGATTCCAGACCAAGAGCCATCTTGGACTGAACTTCATTGAGTTTAATGAGAACATCCACAGGCAATGGCTCAGGCCAGTGAACAGTGGTTCGGTACGTTAATGGGTCAGAGGCATCAAGTTCTGTTAACTGGTCACGCTCTGGCTCTGCGGCATTTGTGCCATCATAAATAAGCAATTGAGGTTCAAAGACTGCAACAGTACGAATGATAATTTCGTTAAGACGCTCAAGACCTTTAGTAAAGTGAACTTTCTTCATGTTGAAGCGGTTCATCATTGGCTGGTATTGGATAGCCAATGCCACACCAGAGGTGTTAGATACAGGTTGGAATTGACCAAGAGCAGTCTCAGGTACACCCGTCAATTCATGCATGGTGCGCTTGAGGACATCAATGTATTGCAAAGCGCCAGCCATCTCTCCACGAGATTCAAGGTTATAAACATTTGCATCTTTAGGAAGACCAGCCCAAACCTTCTTAGGTCCACGCTCTAGTTGAGAAGCCTTAGCACCAGTAATAATTGTTACAGGAGCAGCGTGATAGTTGATGATGTCAGAAACTTCCAACATCTTTTCATTGATTTCACGGTTAAGGGGAATGATGTCCCAGATGTCTGATTGCCCCCAAGGAGAAGACGAGATAGTTGTATTAGGGATATGTACAACTGGAATTTGACCAAGGGCATTAGGGTATTCGTCAATCAACTCATCATTGATGAACTGTTGCACAAGGTCATCCGAAAGGATTTCAGTAAAGGTATATACCTGACGAGTTCCTTCAGGTGATGTTCCCCAAAAACGGTATTTTAGTTTAAAACGAAGTAAGCGGTCACGGTCATGTGGGTGATACTCGGGGAAGCAATGCGCTGGGTTCAATGGAATAATACGAATACGACCCTCATGGAATAGCCCAACAGAGTCTGTGTACGGCTCTTCGTATGCAATCTTTACAAACGCATCTCCTGTAACGGATGCTAGTTGCCCAATTTCCCACAATACGAAATGCTTGCTGTTATGTACTTCCCAAACTTTGTTAAGTACATGGGGCATAATTGCAGCGTTTTGCTCAGGTACACGGAATTGAACACTCTTACCAAAACAAAAGTTTGTGATGTAATCCGACATCGTGCGGATGTAGTTCATGTAGAACTGTGATTCACCCATCTCACGGCGATATGAGTAGTGGTGACCAAGGTACCAAGCCCATGCAGATGCATAACGGTTTAGTCGTGGACCATGTACTTCAAACTCTTCGTCTGCTAACTCCACCAAACCAAGTGGGGAGATAGCAACGGTGAGGTCACTTGAAGATGCTCTATAAGACGGTGACCAAAAATCCATTGCCATATTATTTACACCTTACCATTAACCATGGTAATTGTAGCGGTTGCTCAAGCCTTGGGTGCGACAGTTTTAGCAACTGCCTTTTTAGCAACTGCTTTTTTAGCAGGAGCCTTCTTCTCTTCAACAGCGGCAGTTACTTCTGCAACAATTTCTGGAAGTTCTACAGATGCTTTAGCAAGGAACGATGCAGTTCCCTTGTCACCAACAAGTGTGCTTGCATACGCAAGACCAGTGATAACAAGTGGCATGATTGCGGCTTGTGCGCCTGGGTCAATATTTGCCTTAGCAAGGAAGTATGAAAGTGCGCCGACAACGGCACCCTTGAGAGTTTGGTCAGCGACTTGCTGGTTCTTAGATGTAGCCATGAGTGCTCCTAATAGAAGGGTCACACCAATAATACTACGTTTATCGGTGCAAGTAGTTAATCTTTTTGACCATGCCAGCAGGAATCATGATTCCATTTCCAGCATGTGTGTCATTAATAAGTGACACTAACTTCACACACTCATCGTCTTTGTGCATGAGATAGCCAACTGAAAGTGACTTTGCAGGTTTAGCCTTTTGGATTTCCTCATGACCAAACCAGCCATTTTCAATGTCGGAAGCGTCTAACCAAAGAACCTCAACAAGCGGAGGTTTAGTAGGGTTCTTCTTCCCGAATACAGATTCTACGAATTTCTTGAAGTCGGGTAAAAGTTCCATCTGACTATTCTACACCTAGTAATTTGCCCTTATAAAACATGGTTCCATCATGGATGGGAAGCATCTCAGGGTGAAAAGCACCATCACCTTCTTGATAATGAATAATCCCAAGACCTTGTTGCCAATCCTCTACACAGTTAATTGGACGACCATCCAAGTCCATACCACCCTTGGTAGATGGCACCATACCGTCTACACGGGCTAGACAGCCAAAGGAGAT